GGGCCGTCGGCGTAAACGCCATCACCCAGAGTTGATAGACCTTGGAGATTCGCGGCTGCCGCTTGCGCTACCATGGCCGGAGCCGCGGCGGTTTCTGTGGCCTCCGCCTTGACTTGTTCAGCAGGCCTGATTGCCTCCTTCTTCGATTCCGTGGCGGATGCCACGTTTGCGCCCATCATGGGCATTGTCGGCATGGGCATCTTCTTTTCCGGCATCTCTGCCGCCGATACCCACGCGTCCTCAAGACTTCCTGCGCGGTTCGCCAGCCCGGCGCCAATAGCTGCCTCCGAGCCCTGGTAGAGCCGCGCGCCAAGCTTCACCACTGCGGACTCGCGCAGGCCGCGCCCGGCAGACACTGCAGCAACGAACTCACCATAGAGCCGGTCGACATCGGACTGAATGTCGGCCTGCGCCGTAGCGGAGAGCGGCTCGAACTGGTTGCCGTCCGTCTTTCCATCGCCGGCGGAGATCAGCGTCATCTTGACGCCGGCCTGCTTCAGCGCTTCGGACACGTCCACATGCACCGCATAGACGCCGATCGAGCCCACACCGCCACTCGTGGGGGCACACCAGATCTCAGAAGCCTGCGAGGCGATGAGGTAAGCGGCGCTGTAACAGGACGGGTCCGCGACTGCAAAGCAGGGCCTGTCCTTGTTGATCTGCGCGACCAAAGCCGCGGTCTCGAAAGCCCCATCGGTTTCGCCGCCCGGCGAGTCGCACCAAAGGAGAATTGAGCGCACGGCTGAGTCAGCGCGCGCCTGGCGCAATCCAGACTGAATCGCGGCATATGAAGTATCGCCGCACGATGGATCGTTCGAGAGCACACCGCAAATGTTAATGATCGCCACGCCCTCCGCAACCTCATAGGGTTTGCACTCTCCGTATGATTCCTGCATTGCGTCCATGTGGATCATGTGCGGCCGCGGGCCGAGGTGCTCCGAGATGGTTTGCCGTCGCGTCATGGTTGCCCTCCCGTCGAGTTCGTCAGCGCGGCGCCGTCTGGCTTCGTCGGTTGGGTTGCTGGACTTCCGGGGGGCTCCGCGATGGTCTCGGATATGCGCACCGTCCCATAGATTGGATTGATGCCCAGGCGTTGCTCGCGCTCATGATCGGCCGCGATTTCCTCGTCCACGGCCTCCTCGTCGTACCCCATCTCGTTGATCACCGCGGCGCGGCTCTTGAAGCACGCTTCCACGGCGGCGCGCTCTGCGGCGATGTCATCCTTCGGGCTCACCCAATCCCAGCGCGGCGGATGCCATTCGACGCGGCGGTACGGGCGCGGGTTCTGCGCATAGCCGGGCAGCGTGAGCGCGCCCCCGATCACCGCGGCGTCGAGCCAGGCATTGAAGAACGGCTGGCAGAATTGGAACACCATCACCTGCCGCTGGTACTGCGCACACAGGCGCCGGAACTCTAGGAGCGCCACGCGGGCGCTGGAGTAGTTCACCCCCGTCATGTCGCCGGTCAACTGCTCATAAGTGATTCCGAGGCCGGCCGCGATGGCGCGCAGGGCCACGCGGATGAAAGCTTCCGCATCGGCGGCATCGCCATGCGGATCCGCAAACACCAGATCCTCACCGGGGAGCAGCACCTGGAACGTACCGGGCTGGAGCTCCAGGTCAACCGACGCCTCGCGGTTGTTCTCCGTGTCCTCCCCGGCGATTGAATCGTCCGGCGCGTTCTTCTTTACGAACGCCCCGTACAAGTTCTGAACCTTGCGCTTCACCAGGTCGGCATCTTCACACTGGTCGATCTCGTAAAGCCTGGCGAGCACCGGCGTGAGCCAGGGAAGCCCGCGCATCTGGCCGGGCCGAAGCAACGGGTAGACGTGCAGCACGTTCGGGATTCCGCTCACGAAAGATGGCACACGCACCGGGATGAGATTGTCGCTGATGAACAGCGCGCGGTCGCCCGGGTGCTCACGATAGAGCCAGTACGCGACACGCCGCCCGATCAGGTCGAACTCGACGCCGGCGCGCGCGACGTTGCCGCCATCGAGCTGCATGTTGTAGTGTTCGGGAAGGTGCTCTGCTTCGAGTGCCTGGGCCTGGATCGGTACTGCGAGCCCATCCTCAGGGAGCCGCGGGCGCATCCGGATGAGTGCCTCGCCTCCCTCAAGCACGGATCGCCAGATGAGCGACTGCAGACCGTAGAAGTCACAGCGGCCGGCGGAGTCCAGCTCGTTCACGCTGTCGTTCCAGAGATCGATGATTTGCTTGTTGTACGGCGCGGGCGCCTGCGACTGCGGCTTGATACCGTCGCCGACGACGTTCGCCACGCTACTATTGAGCGCGCTCACCGCCCACGGGTTCTTCCGCACCATGTCCCGGCAGCGCGCGCGCAGCGTGTCGGACTCGTAGATCAGCGCGGTATTCGGGCCGGTCACTCCTGGATTCCATCCGCGCAGGCGGCGGCCTATACCGCTGGCTTCATAGAGCGGCGAAGAGCCGGAAAGCTCAAGTCCGGTGCTCGCCATAGAGCGGCCGTGGTGATCGAGAATCGTTGATCGGCGGCGGTCTATGCGCGTGACGTTTGCGGCTGCCATCAGAATCCCTTGCTCGTCCAGATGCGAATCTGTCGCACGGTTGGCTTGGTCGTTCCCTTTACGAGGTCCTGCTTGGCATCGCTCAGCGCGGACATGAGATCCTGCGTGGCGTTGTAGCGGACGCGGCGCCCATCGGAATATGTGATTTCCTGCACTCCGCTAGCGATGGCTCGTTCGAGCGTCGTGACATCGGCCAAGGTGTAGGCCATCAGACGTACCTCGATTTCGTGACTCGGAACGCAGGCCGGAAAGTTTGCGGCGGAGGAATCTGGGGAACGCGGGGCGGAGCGGGGATTCCTGTCTTGGGGTGCGTCTCGATCTCTGCTTTTACGACTGACGGTGGTACATACGCCGGAAGCCCCGCGTGCAATTCCATCGCCGCCCAGTCCTTATCGCGGAGGCGATTGATGCCGCAATGCTCCGCGCCAGCTCGCGCCAGGTTTGCCGTGTCAAGCGCCTCGTTCCTCTGGCCGGGCCGGGTGTTCACCCACTCCCCGCGTTTGTACCCCTTAACCACTTTTGTGATGTACTGCTCGGCCACCATCTGCCGGGCGAATTCCTCAAGCGTGGGCCGCACCCAGCCGCCCTCGGGAACGTGCACCCATCCGGGCGGATATTCCGTCGCGCCTTCGGGGCGGTCAAGACGGATCTGCCCATAGAGTTCCGACTTGCAGCGGCTCACATTTACCGGCCAGACCTGGATTCCGAACTTGCGATACTTTCCGCGCGTGGTCACCTCGGACTTGGCCGGCGCGCCGAGGAGAGAGATGCCGCTCGACACGCCCTTTGCGGCCAGCACGCGCCCGGCGCCCTGTTGGCGAACCCAGGTGTAGAGCAACTCGCCCGCGGGGTCCATCGATGACCGCGTGCCCTGGTACCCGGTATCGATCACCGTGCGACGGATTGAGAACTCCGTGCCGCGCTCCGAGACATAGGCGAGATTGACTGCCTCGGTCAGTAGTGGCCAGCTCGCCGCGTCCGCGGTGTTTGCCTCGATGACCGAGTAGTCTACGAGCCAGCGCTGCCGGCCGCGACCCCAACCCCAGACCGCGACCTCGAACCGATCCGGATGGACGTCGATGCCTGCCGTCAGGAACAGCACGCCAGCCGGAACGGTCCCGAGTTGGTACGGCTCCGCCCGGGCGATGATTCGCTCGAACGGCGGGGCGTCACCGCGCTGCGTCCATGTCTCGGCCAATGTGGTGTTGACGAAGGTCTGAAGGGTCTCGGGGTCGCCTTTCTTCTCCAGGAAGTCGGAAACGATTTGCTCCAGTCGCTTCCACGGGCTCGACAATTCGGAGATCCAGAAGCCAGCCACGCCAGCGAAAGGCTTTGTCGCACGCCAATCCGCCGCCTCAGCTTCGCAGGCTTCCCACCGCTCCACATCCGTCCACGGGTGGTCGCAGAACTGGCAGTGATACCGCGCCGTGCTGGGCTCGTCATTGTTCCACCGCACCTGGGACC